GTTGTTCCCATGTCTATCTCCTTTTTGTAAATAGTCCCCGAAGGGTCATAGGGTTAATAAAATTATATTTTGACATAAAAAAAGGGCGCAGTCAAAGACATACGCCCTTTTAGATTAATTATTGGTTAATGCTTATGCAGCACCTGGAGAACCAAATACACATCTAGGATCTGAGAAACCGAATGAGTATCTCTCTCTAGCTTTATATCTTACGTTACCAGTATCAAAGTCACCTTCCATTGAAGTTCTAATAGGACTTCTTTGGAATAACTTGAAACCATTAGGGATGTCAGTCTTTATAAAGAATGCATCTGAATCTACTAAGTAGTGGTTTACAGTGTATCCCTCAGGAATCATACCCATGTTTCTTAGGGCATTAATATCATTGTCTGCTGTGCCAACTCTGTTTGCTGAAGCCATAAGTCTATCAGCTACGAATTGTAACTCAGAAGGAATGATAAGCTTTCTTCCTTGTGTAGATATTAGTAAACCTCTTTCATCAGTAAATGCAGCGATGTCAATTAAAGACTGCTCTAATGAGGTTTCGTTTAAGTCTGCAGCAGTTGCTAGCTCATTTGCTAATACTCCTGCTACAAGTGGGTGATCAGTAGCACAAAGCTCTTTACCATCACCACCAGCAAAGTTAGCGTCAAACGCATTGTTTAATACGTTTGCAGCTTTAACCTGCTTGGTGTTTGCCATGGAACGAGCAAGTGATTTTGTGTATCTTGCTGAAATTCTGTCGTAAAGATTATCTTCGACAGCTTCTTCAGTGATTGCAAAACCAAGTGCAATTGTTTCATGTGTGTAACGAGCTGTGAATGTTTCTGTTGCGTTATCATAAATGATAGATCCGCCTTCAGATTTCACTCTTGCGTTACCAAAACCTGATAACATTACTTCTTCTTCGAATGCTCGGTCAGAAGTTTCTGTCTCATAGATCTCGGTGTGCTCAGCATCATAACGTCCGTACTCCAGGCCAAATAGTGCATTTAAACCCGGCTCCAACTCTTTGACAAGTTGACTTCTAGATATAGCCATAGTTTAACCTCCTATATACCTGTTGTGTCTGTTAATGAGTGTAGGTTGATCTTAACTTGGATCGCTGCATTTGCTGCAGAATAATCACTGTTGTCAGGATCTGTTGAAAGTCCTACTACTCTAAAATTAGCGCCCGCATTTGTAGTGAACGAACCACCATCAACAACAACGTTAGAAACACCATCAATGGTAGATCCTGCAGTATATGTTGCGATGTTACAGTTAGTTCCTACTTGTGCAAGTCCGCCGTTCGCATCATCGACTTTGACTTCAAATACTACATTTGGGTCATCGATGACATTTGCCACGATATCGGCTGCTGCAATGCTGCCTGGGTAATGATTAGAAAAGGTGGGCTTACCAGTTGTTGGGTCTGTGTAAAAGCAACCATTAAAAATACCTAAGATTTCAGCACCAGCAGTTGAACCAATATCGATGCTCCCGTTAGCCACTAGGATAACAGGATCGCCTTGATAGATTGCGGATGCCTCGTTGTTGCCGATAGTGTACTCAGTTTGGCCTTGACCATTGTAAGCACCGCCCAGCATTTTAACGGGACGAAATCCGTAAAATCCAGCTTGATTTGCCATAGTTCATCTCCTTTATTAGTATGTGACTTAGTTGTTCTTTTTAGAACCACCAAAAGTCACTTTGCTCTGCCTATCTGCATTGATAGGCATACTAGGATGTTCTTCTCGCAGTGGATCTGTTTCCCAAGCTTCGGTCTGTTGATCGACCTTTTGCTTAAAATAAGCATTACGCTCGTTTACTGTCTCCACTGGCATTCTTGCCAATAGCAAGTCACCCACACTGATGACACCCTCATAAGCTTTGATAGACCCGTTGTAAGCAGAGTAAAGTCCTTGGGTATTTGTGTCAGCTCTCACTAACTCCCAACCCTCTCTGAGTCTGGCATTGATATTTTTAGTATCATCTGCCCCATTTACACGATGTCGAAGCCATCTTTGCTTATATCCATCAGGACATGGTGGTGCGTCTAACTGAGACGGTGGCTTCCAAGGTTTTCTTCTTTCCTCAGTTGCCCTTGTTTGTGCACTTCTTGGTGTTTTTATATCTGTCATGTGTACCTCCTAAACGTACTTAGCATACTCACTTAGAGGAACTCCAAGCTTGTTTGCTATTTTTACCTGACTAGGTGTCAACCTAACAGATTTGCGCCCTTTGGTTGCAGACCTTGATGCAGAAGCGACTGGTTGGGCGATCTTAGCGCTTCTGGTAGCCTGATCCGAGTCTTCAAAAGACTCTGGAAACTTGTTTTTAACTCTTACAGTTAACTCATTATAGTAATCATCTGATTCAGTGTCAAATCCTTCTGCCACTAAACCACGATGTATTCTTTGAGCATAATCCGTCATCTCTTGATCAGATCTAAACCAAGTATTTTTCTCAGCCCATGCCAAAGCCTTCTCAGAAGGTTGGGTTCTTTGAGTAGTGGGTTGTGGATTGACTGACTGTTCTTGCTCCATTTTCTTTTGGAACTCTTCATATTCTTGCTCCTTTTTTTGTTTAGTAACTCTAATACGTTCTGACTCTAAATCTAATTTTGTTAAAGCTTGTCGTGCCTCTTCTTCTGCTTGATAATTACCTGCTTCTCTTGCACGTATTAAATTTTCTTTAGCTAAATCAGAAGCCATTTTGTTTCTAACTTCACTCTCTGACATGTAACCTTTATCTATGTCAAAAGTTTTCTTTTGAGCATCAGCTAATTCTTTTTGAACGTTTTGTGCAAATTGTAGAGCTGCATCTTTTTCTCTTTCTGCTTCTCTAATCTTATAAGTTAATTTATCAATTCGCTTTTTTACTTTATCAGAATATTGATCCATCTCCTCAGATTGCTTTTCTTCAGCAACCTCAACTTTAGGAGCAAGTGGTTCTTTTTCTTCTGTTTTTATTTCTTCGTAGTTATCGGGTTTTACCGCACCGTGAGACTTATCTTCTAGCTCGACTTCTGCTCCCTCACCTGATGTATCTAGGTCTACGAGTTTCTCGTCTTTTGCAGTTTTAAGTTCTGTTTGCATGGTACCTCCATGTTATAGTATTGTTAATATGTCCTCTGGACTATCAACAGTGCCGAGTATCTCGTCATCATTTAACAGTCTAACCTCTCCTCCATCTATTCTTATTCTTGATCCTGCGTATCTGCCAAACACGACCCAATCTCCTTGTTTACACCAAGGACCATTAGGAAACTTTTCTTTATCTGCATATGCATCTTCACCAACGGCTAACACCATTGCAACACTTGCAGTCAATTGTGAATCTTCCATAGTTTTGTCAGTTAATAAAATACCGCCCTTAGTTTTCTCGGAAGCTTTAAAGGGTAATACTAATATTCTCCAGCCAACTGGTTTTGGAAGTTTATCTAATTCTTTAGTAGAAGGCTTGACAGCCTCTTTGGGATTATCAAATTTTTGTTTTATGTGATCGGGCACATATAAAGTTTTAGTCATCTAGTTTCTCCTGTTTTTCCAGCAGGCGAGAAATTTCCTGTTGGCATATGTCAAGCATATGTAGTTTACCAAGAATATACTTATATTCTTCAAAGTTTTCAACCCCTTGTGATAAACTTTCTCTAAGACTTTCTGAAATAGCTTTTAATTCTTTTTTTAGATTATAAATTATAAATGCATTACTCATGTAAAACGTTAACTCCTGGTATTAATTTTTCAAAACCTTGGTTATCGCCATTTTTTGTACAATACCAAGTTTGTTCTCTTCCATTATTAGTGCCGTATGTAGGCATCTTTCTATCTCTTAGACCTGCCTTCATACCCTCTAACACGGATGTTAGTTCAACATCATCACCGAACATGACTCCATCTTTTTTTAATTTAGGCCACCAATTGATTACATCATCTCTGACAGGCTCATACTCATGGGCACCATCAACCATGATGTAGTCAACAGATTCCTCTGCAAACTTATCTAATATCTCTTTATTATCTGACCTGCCTTGACAAAGATTAACCATATTTCTACCCACAAAAAATTTTAGATTTTCTCTAGTCATGTGCATAAAATCTTTTGGTAGTTTTATGTTTGCATGCTCTGATGAACCTTCAAAGGTATCAATACAATATATTTTTACATCTTCTTTGTTTGCATTCATTAGTGAGGTTGCTAAATAGTGTGTGGATCTTCCTAAAAAAGATCCGATTTCCACGATGACACCTTTATCGGGTATTATGTCAACTATTATGTCGTAGGTTTCCGAGTAATTAAACCAACCCGGTATTTTGAAGTACGAGTGTTTCAATTAATATTTTACGGTCATATGCCCAACTGCTCCTGCAGAGGCGGCACCATTTTCAGCCCAAAGTTTTAGAGTTATAGTTGTTTTACCCGCATTAGTTTTAAGTGTAAACTTTTCTGATTGTCCTGTTGCGACTCCTGATTTGTTGTGATCAGAACCTGCAGAAGTTTCTACTTCTATTTTCCAAGTAGTTCCGTCTGGATCAGTAATTGTTCCAGTAACATCTTGGTCAAAACCATCCGTGTAATATTGTTTTTGCAATTTTACATATCCTGTGCCGTCTAATGTAAACTTCATGTTTGATGTGCTGCCTAATAGATTATCAGGTAGTTCGTTGTCAAGTATTGTCATTATTTACCTTTCTTAGTAATGAGGCCCATGGCCCCTTTTGCACCCTTAATACCAAAACTTGCTGAACAAGCTATGTATAGAAGGTGTTTGTAGTAATCAGGAAGTGAGTGTAAGGCTTCAAACCCTGCTTTTATATGTGGTGTCCATCCGGGGATGAATACTGCCACCGCTGGAACCAACAGGCATATTAAAATTAGCTCATCTTTCCAGCTGCCTTTCATTTGATCGACCGCACTGGCCTCCCACGAAATTTTTCCCGCAATCTGAGCTTCTTTAAGGCTTTTTTGTGCTTTAATTTCAGTTAAAGCTAGATCTGCTTTTGCTTTTTTTGTTTCAACAAAGCCTTTTACTGCATTACCGACTAAATTCGACAGTGGGCCTATTAATAAATTAAGCATTTTTCTTCACTCCTTTAATTTTTCCTTTGTTTATGCTTGCATAAAACACTTTTGCACCTTCTTTCTTGCCATAAGTCTTTTTCATGGCTTTTTTTATCTTTTTACCCTTCTTGTTTAGGGGCATTTGTCCTCTGTCTAGCTACACTTGCTCTTAAATCTGCTAAATCATAGTCTTTTTGTAATTTTTTAGCGTCTAAAATCTGTTTATAATCAAATTGGTTCTCTTTTAAGCCTTGTTGTTCACCTTTTAGCTGAGCATCCATCTCCATTTCGGCTTGACGGAGTGCTAATTCTTGTTGTTTTAATAAAACCAGAGGATCTACGCTTTGATCTTGTAAAGCTTCTTGCTCTTCTGCAATCATTAACTCTGTAATCTTTACTACCTCTTCGTCAACTAATTGTGCTTTTGCCATTTGTAGTTTTTGAATTTCTTCCGGTGGTATTTGTTCACCAAATTTTCTTCGAAGATTCTCTGCCTCTTCGACTAAAGCACGTTCAACTTGTTGTTCTGCTAAAAAAGACACGTGTTGATTTATGTGTGAAGCTAAAGTTACAATAGCCATAGGATTACTTTTTACTAATGATGAAGATAAAAAGGTTCTATGCGCTTTTATATGTAAAGCATGGTCTTGTTGAGGGAAGGCTTGTAGAGGTTGACCTCTCAAAGTCACACTATGCTCTAATGCAGCGTTTGCTGGCTGAGGTCCTTTAGGAAGTGGTAATATCTGTTCAATATCTTTAACACCTAATGCGATATACATTCTTCTATACGCTTCATAAAGATTGTGCATTTGAGGATTGCTTTGAGCTAATTGTAATTGATTTTGTGCAAGAGTCACCCGTTGTGACATAGAGAATATATTTGGATCAGATACAGGTAGAATATCTATTGCATCTGCAAAATCTGCTTGTTTAATTTCTCTTGGTCCTCCAGAAACCGCATACGGATACGCAGGTGGTAAAACTAATTGAAATATTTTTGCTAATAATTGAAATTCTTTTTTCTGTGCATAGTGTAATCTTTTGTGAACTGCCGACATAACTTTTGTACCACGCTCCATCAAAGCCATGGTTGTGCCAACAGGAGTTTGTGAACTACCTATTTCTGATAGCTGCATGTCTGCAACAGTTGCAAATTGCTTTGCTGCATCTACACAGAAACCTAACAGTTGCATTAAGGTTTGATCTGGACCCTTGTAAGGTAAAGGCATTAATGCTTCACGTATAATACCATTTGGTGCATCAACATCTCTAAACTCACCTGGTTGTAGTGGTTGATCATCATCTCGTATTCTTAGTCCTCGTGATTTAAACCCTGCTGGTAAGTTTGATAATGTCCCTGCATCTAATAATTGACGTAACGCTGAAGTGGCAGATCTTGTAAGGCCACCTATCATATGTATTAAACCGAAGCCATAAAATCCTAAACCAGGTAGAAATTTGTAATGTACGAAATAATCATTTTTCTTTTTTAAAGGATCGTTCTCATTGTAATTTCTATATACAGA